ATACGCTAATAGAGTGTACAATGCGAGGATGGAATTATGGAATACTTAAATATGTTAAATCTTCTTTAGTGGGAGTTTAAGATGGGTGCACCAAGAAACTATAACAGACAGTTGTGTGATGAAATACAAGCATTTATAGATTCACCGTTATGTAGAACTAATACAGATGCTAGAAGACATTTTAAAATAAATAATGATAAGTTAAAAGATTTAGCAAGTAAAGGTTTAATTAAACTTAAACCAACATCAAGCAAGACTATGGTAGCACGAATGGGAAATGCAGCACATAAAGCAAAACAAAAATTTCCATTAATTAAAAAATTTGTTTATAAACTAGAAAGGGGAAAAGTACATGGATAATGTAAATCATCCAAAGCACTATTTGGTAGGTGGTATAGAGGCTATAGATGTTATAGCTAGTCGTTTAACTAAAGAAGAATTTATTGGATACCTAAAGGGCAATAAAATGAAATATGACTTAAGATATTCATTTAAATCAAACCCAATTGAAGATATTAAAAAGGGTGAATGGTATGCTAATAAATTAATTGAAGTATTGCGTGATGAAGAGGCTATTAATCCTCCAGAAATTACTGCACAGCTACAAAGAATTGAGATGGTTGACGACTAATCGTCTAGTTCTGGCACTTCTGAATAAACGGAAAGCCCATCACCGCTAATCTCGATGTGGCTTCCGTCATCTAGTACCAAAATAAGCACATCTTCACCATAGTAGGATTCTGCTTCTACTATCATTTTACCTACGATATGCTCACATAATTTTTCTATATTCATAATTTTCCTTATATGCTGATAGCGGACTCTTTGGACAACTGTTCCGCCTTCGCTGCTCGACTCCATGTCCCACATTGCTGGCATTGAAACCTCTGATAATGTCTAGTTGTAGTAATAGCAGTACCACGCTTTTGTAATTTGCTAGAACCGCAATTTGGACAGCAAGCATTTGCGGAATACGCATTATGATTAGGATGGTTTTTAATCCATGCCTTAAACTTATCATAAACTTTTTCTAGCAACACAACATCGTTTTTATTGTACTCTTCCATAATTTTCCATGCCTTACGATCATCATTCATACACTTAACCCATAAAGCATGACCTTCATGTTCTGTTTTACTACCTAATCCTAAAGCCTGTGATACATAGTCTAGTTTGTTAGAAACAAACCTAAACTGTCTTCTTGCTACTTGCAATAAATCTATCTGTTTGGAGGGTGCTGGAGGCGGCATACCAGAGAGTAAAAACTCTTTGTGTAGTATGGGTATGTCAAACCTAGAACCGTTGTAGTGAACGATGGCATCAGCTTCGTCAAGAAGTTTATGCACAGAGTCTAGCATCTTTTGCTTGCCAGATTTTTGAATAGAGTCAAACATAATTTTAGATTCACCGTACCACTTGGCTGCATAGCAGAGAGTGTAAGATGATTCTAGTAATTGGTTGATAGAGATGTTCTGGTCAAAGATACCCCAGACATGAGCAGTGTTTGGTGCTACTTCAATATCAATAAGTAAAATTTTCATAAGAACCTTTAATTATGAGTTTACTTATTATACACCAAGAAATAGTTGTTTCTCGTCTAATCTACGTTTTTGTAAACCTTTTAATATTTTACCACCAGCTCTACAATATTTAACTAGCGACTCCATAGCTTGTTCTTTATCGCCACGAAGCAACGCTTGACGGATGGTTGAACGCTGAAAGCATCCAAGACCCAAATTAAAGCAAAAGCTGACAATAGCGTCAAACTCATGTTGTCGAAGAGGCACGTTAGGTAGCATCTTATGTACTCCCAACTCGAAACGATTGAGGTCGTGTTTAAGAATTCCATCTACTTCAGCAACTGTAAAAGTTTTGTCCCATTCTCTAGGCAAAGATTTACCATCACCGATAAGATGACCAACGCCCACAGTATAAAGATTAGCAGGGCACTTGTAAGGCTTGTAGCGAACACCTTCGTGATGTTTAATAAGTTGTATGCCAGCATTAGATACCTTCACGTTTCTTTTCCCATGTGCGAGAACCAAAGTAAAAGCCAATAATAGACGCAGTAATAGCCATTTCTTCAGAACCAAATACTTCTCTAGATGCTACAACAAAGTCTACACCTGACCACATAGCCCAAGCTAATGAGATAAGGTTAATAAGAACTAACTCACCTACAAAGATAAAAGCTACTACAGGTCTTACCATAGCGTTCCAGTTTTTAACCATAGGGCTTGCACCATCAACCAATGCTTTGTCATGGTCATATAATGCTACACGTTCTTCTGCGTATGTTTGTGTTTCTATTTGGTCAAGTTTAATTGCTTCAATTTTTTCTTGAGATACGAAACCAGCTTTTGCAAGTTCAAGTTCACGTTCTGTTTGAAGTTTAGCCATTTCTCTTTCATGCTTTTGGTCACCTTTTTGTTGAAAGAATGATAGTAAACTAGGAAGCCCACTTGTAGCAAAACCCAGTATTCCAGATAAAATACTTAACATTATTTACCTTTCCTTTGCATATCGTGTTCTTCTAAAATACGGATACGAACATTTAATTCTGATATTTGCTGTCTTAACTCTTCTTTAAGTTTACCTCTAGCGTCAGCAGATATTGGGCTATCTGTAGGTACACCTTGTTCTGTAATAAGAATAGGCATTTTAGATTTGATGTTAATTAAGTCTGCTTGAATAGCAGTCATCGCAGTAAGTAGCCAAGCAATAGCAGATACTATTACTGGAAACAACATGCTTGTTATTTTTTCCATATTCATTATAGTTCCTTTGGGTCAAAGCCATACATCTTGGCTACACGCTTTTGTAGTTTTAAAAATAAACCTTTATGACTTGCATATTTTTCTGTTTTAGGTGAATCTAAATATACACACATATGAATAATCTCATGGCATAAAGTCATTAACACAGGATATAGATGAGAATGACGTGCAGTAGATATAGTAATAACATGAGGTTCACCTTGTTCTGGTGGTTCATATTGTCCACATATAGTATCGTCATGCAATACTACGAAGTCTACTTTAGATGCAGGAGGAAGTTTATACTCGTCAAATATGGGCATTTCTATCAGAGCTGAATATAGGTTTGCTATATTGTTCTCTGTAATAAATGTCATTTTCCCATCCAATGATTAGCTATAAATGTTATAAAGCCACCGATAGCAGAGGCAATAGCCATACCTGCCCAGAAACCACCTTTAGACTTGTTTGCAAGCTCTAGGAGTAGTTTAATATCTACTTCTAAACTATCTACTTTATGTTCTAAATTTTGTACTTGGGCAATAAGTTTGCCATACTGTATTGGATCTATTTCGTTACTCATTCTTTAAACTTTCGGTGCGTTATATAAGTTTATAGGGGGTAGGTATAAATCGTGCCACTCAATCATAGTTCTTCTTCATTAAATGGCATGATATCAATTAATCCTTGCTGTGGTGATCTTAAACGATTAGCAACGTTACCACCTAATGCTAAAGCTCTTAATCGTTCTGCAGGTAATACTCTACCTACACGACCAGCAAGTTGTGATGTTTCGCCTAGCAATCTTGGTGAGCTTAATAGACCGCCTAAAAGAATACCTGTTCCAATAGTTGATCCAATAGCAGCAGCTGATGCAGGATTAAGAGCAGCACCTACACCACCAATAGCACCACCACTTAAAATATTTTGTTTTACAAATGGCGATACATATTCTTGCAATGCTTGACCAGCTACTGCAGGCATAATGTCTATACCAGTAGCATTTTTAAGTTGTTTAGCAACAGCAGCTTTATATTCCTGTGTAGGAACATCTTTAGTAAGTGTAAGAACTTTACGAAGACCAGCCTCAATATTTTGTTGATTGCTACTTCCTAATGCAATTTTAATTTCTTCAATAGCATTTTGTGTTTTGCCATAACTTGTCATAGCATCACGATAGCCACCAATTTTATTTAGTTCATCATTTACTGAACTTAATACTTCATTATAAATACGATTAGCGTTAGGATATTGTTGTGCATTTGGCATTTCTCTGCCAATACGTTTTTTAAGAGAATCAAATCCTTGAGCGTTTCTATATTTAGATTTGTCAAATTGATTAATAAGTTTGTCAAGTCTATTAATTTTAGTAAGTTCTGTTCTGTCTACTTCAGCAAGATTTCTTAAGCTACCGCCAGATCTAACAGATTTTTTACCTTCTAAAATTTTGTCTTTAACTGGAGTAAAATCTAAAGGGGTAGGATCTGCAGACCATGTTGTTTTAGCTGCTCTATATACGTCACTAGCATCTTTTTGCATAGCTTTAGCACCTGATTTAACAGCGTATGTAACATCTGTTAATGGTGTTTTACCACGCAAACTATCTGTAAATGATTTAAGTGCTGTACCACCTTCTTTACCAGCTTGGTATGCAGTTTGAAATGTTTCTGGCGTTCTACGAGTAAAACCACCTGCAACTACTGGTGCAACATTAGAAACTACATTTTGAACTGGAGTAAGTGGGTTGGTTACTGTTCCTGCACGAGTTAATGTTTGAGCTGCTCTAGATGCAGGTGCAACTCTAGTAGCCAATGCACCGCCACCTGTAAGCACTGTAGATAGATCTGCTAATGCACCTACTGGATCAGATTCAATAGTCTTAAGAATATTTTCACGACCACCAAATCTTTCTTGTAAATATTGACCAGTACCAGATAATGCTTGTTGACCAGCTTGTACAGCTTCTGGTCTTGCTTTTCTTAATACTGACTCTGGAAGAATTTTTGTAAGTCCTCCAGTAGTTAAATTCATCAGACCTTGAAATGTTTCTGCTGGACTTGTAAAAGGTTGCACAATGTTCTTGCCAAATTGAATACCACTAGGCACAATATTAGCAATAGCTTTGCCAGCACTAAATTGATATTCTGGTTTTTTTACAGCTTCCAACAAATAATCAGCAGACGGAGTTACTTCTATCTCTGGTGCTTGTATAGTAAGCGTACTTTTTTTTAAAGGTATAAGTGTGTATTCAGCCATTATTGGTTCTTTCTAAATTTGTAAGGAACACCTTTCACAACTTTGTA